CTTCGGCGTTCTTCCTTTGAATCTTTGCCTCTGCTTCCGCTTCACTTGCTGGCATCTTGTTGTTCTCACGTAGATACCGCTTGTAGTCCTGGCCTGACTCAATCCAAGTTCCTTTACCGCCATGCTTCCCGTCTGGCATGTGGAAGCCTTTGTGGCCTGTGAATGCCATTGCGCTGATCACTGGCGCAGTCAAACCTTTGATGGTCGGAGCCCCGCAGCAGATCGGCGTGTCGTTGCGGTTAGAAATGCTGCGTATGTAGTCGTATTGCGTATCGCAGCTAGGGCAATGGGCAACGTATGTCGGCATCAGAAGCCCCCGTTTGGACGGTTGTTCATCAGGTCAATTGCTGCACCGTGAACATGGCTTGCTTGCTGGTGCGCGACATTCGCTGCTAGTTCACCTTGACGCATGACCAACTGACTTTGACGAATTGCGTTATCGCGTTCTGTCTGCATTTGATCAAGCGCCATCTGCTGCTGTTTAAGCTGTGCCTCAAGCTGTGCGATTTGCATCTTGGTGCTTTCCTGCATTTGCACTGCTTGGTAGTCAAGCTGCGCTTTCTGCATGACCGCTTGTGCTTTGACTTGATCTGGACTTGGTTGTTTCAGTGCATTGCCACCTTGCTGCTTTGCTTGAACCAGTTGTTGCAATTGGCTGTCAACCGCACCTTCAATGGATTGCGCGCCTTTGAATCCGCCTACGCCGAACTTGAATAGTTCCAGACCCAATGGTGCAGCTTCTGGCATCTGCTGGACAAGCGGCATGAATGCTCCCAACATCTTTGAAATTGCCTGAATGGCTTCGCTGCGTTCTGCCTTTTCAGTATTCCAGTTAGGAAGTTGCAGGCTATCGACGCTTACACTTAAGCGGAATTGGTTCAACTGTTCGTCTTTCAGCAGTTGCAGTGCAGGGCCGATAAACTGCTGATCTGCCGGGTTCAACGGCATTGCGCGCTTGATGATCAATTCGGGCTGATAGAATTTGCAGATAACGTGGGCTTTAAGGCGCATCAGTTCTTCCACGTATTCGGCTACTGCTTGCTGTCTGGCTGCAAAGCGGCCAAACGACTGCTGGCTCTTTGCAGTGGTTGCGGTTGCTGTTTCATAAGGCATGGCTTGGCCGCGCATGAGGTCGCTGATGCCTTCAACTTCGTAAATCTGAGCTTTGATTCGTTCAAGCTGTGCATTTGCGATGTTGAAAGCGTTCGCAATCTGGTCGAGTGGGGCAAATTGGATCGCGCCTGCTAGGCCGCCACGTTCGGTAAAGCTGTTCCAGTCTTTGACCGCGATGCCTTCGTTTTCAGCAACGGTGGTGTACAACTTGCTGATTTCTGGATTTGCGGCGTTGTAGGCAAAGCGAACCTTCATGGCTTGACTAAGTGCTGTGCAGCGCTGGTTCAACTCGTCCAATTCGTCATACTTACCGCGCACAAGCTGGTAATCGCTAACAGGCATGGCATTCGCGGTATCGAAGCGACCAAGAGGCGGCAAGGGTGTTGGGAAGAAGCCTTCAAAGTCCATCGTATCCTGCTGCACATCAAGCGGGACTTCGATGCTGTCGGTTACCCAAAATACTAGCTGGCGTTCTTTGTCCCAGATTTCGTAGACATCTGCTGTTTCTTCGGTCTGATTCTTAGGTGCCAGTTTGGCTTTGCTGGCCTCTTGTGCGTCTGGCTTGTTGCTGTAGCTGACTTCGCTAAGCATTTCAGCCGGCACTGTATGACCGAAGCGGTGCTTCATCGCTTCTTTGGTCATTGGAATGCGACGAGCTACCCAGCTGCACATAGTCCAGACCTTACAAGGGCTCCAATAGAAGTCGTCCCATGCGACGTAGTCCGTACACGCCTCCTGGCATGTAATGACTGGTGGCTGTGGAATAACTGCGCCAGTTGTAGGATCAAATGCTGGTGCTTGCTGATGTTCTTCTTGCTCGTAACGCAGCCAGCTAACGCCCATGCCTGCAACCACATGGTCAAACAGAACTTGCTTGAATGTGGTGTCAAAGCCGCCTGTATCTAGTTCGTATTCCAGGTTGCGTTGCAGCAGCAAGCCAGCTACACGCGCAGCATCATCTTGGCTGTCATCAAAGCGACGTTTGATGTCTGGCTTCGGTGTACGGGCGTAAAGTGCTGCCAGCTTCGTATCTGTGTTCTGGAAGTAGATGTTGTAGAACTTGCCGCCGTTGTACTGCGCACCTGCATCGGCACGATAACGAGCAACAGCCCTGGTTGCAGTTGCGTTCCAGTTTTTTCGCTCTTTGCGGCATGCTTCAAGTTCCTTTTGCCACTTGTCCTGTTCGTCTTCGGTCTGGTATTGCGCAAGTACAGGGTCTTGCTCGAAAGCGTCTTCGTTGACGCCGCTATCCATCCCTTCGTAATCGTTATAGTTGTCGGTAGCCATTTATGCTCCGTGCGCTTCTAGCGGCGCACTTATTTGATTTAGTCCCACGCTCGACCAATGTTCTGGGTACGCATCGCTTGTTCGCGTTCGCGAGCAGCAAAGGCTTCATCTAGCGTGTATCGGCTCGTATTTACATGACCGCGATTTGTCATCTGGTACAGACTGCGTTGCTTGCTTCGCTCGATTGATCGGCCTAAGTCGTCGTCTTTGATTGAGAGAACCGCATAACGGAATGCGTCTGCGCCGTGTGACCATTCGTTGTGATCGGCCTCGCTGCCGTATGTGTTTGATGCGCGATTGAACTTGCGGCTGTAGTTCTTCAATGCTTCGATGCCGCGATAGCAGCGGTCTTTGTCGATAATGAAGTGCCACATGCGGAGAAATTTACGCACGGCGTCAATGCCGTGCATGATGCGGTTGCCTTGATCTGGATTTGGGACTTTGCGTGCTGGTAGGTCATGCTCTAAGAAAGTGTCCATTACGGACTTCTTTGATGCGAAGGTTCTGTGCATTGCATCGTGTGGAAGCCAGACGGTTTCGTATTCGTAAGGCTTCAAGGCCAGCATGTCGCAGACTTCTTCAGCATCGAACCCGCTTTGCTCCCAGTAGTCGATAAAGCGAATTTCGCCATTAACCACTTGCCAGTACCAGATTACGGCCGCATCGCTATGGCCTAAGTCCATCGCAAGGCAAACCTTTTCCGCTGGATCGTATTCGGCGGTACCGAACTTGCCATTGGCTGCGGCATCTGTAACGTGTCTGCCGTAGAACGAACCCTTAAACGCTGCGTCAAAGGAACACTCAAGCTCTTGTTCAACTTCTTCCGGCTCCATCTCGGAGCGCATGTCTTCAACTTCTCTTGCGTCAAGGATGCCGCTTTCGCTTGCCTTCAGGCGTAGTGAGAAATACTTATTTGGTTCCTGCTGCGCCTTGATCCAACGCTTGTAGAAGTCGTTCTTACCCTTTGGTGTGCCCATGAATACAACCCAGCCCTTGCGGTCAGACAGTGCAGGGCGGATAACGGTGCTGTAGACCTCTGGCTTCATGTCGCCGTACTCGTCAAGTACAACGCCATCAAAGTAAAGACCACGCAGGTTGTCTGGATTGTCTGCACCAGCAAGGAAGATTCGCGCTGTGTCGCCGGTCACAGTTGGAATTTCAATCCACAGTTCGGTTTCGTTTTTCTTTACACCAGGTATGGCCTTGGTGAAGTCAATCAGGTATTGCCAAGCAACCTGTTTAGCTTGGCCCTTGTATGGGCACAGGTACGCAAACTTTGGCTTGGGCAGTACCTTGCTTCCTGGCTTGCCATCGACCGTTACTCGGAAGCGCATCGCTTTGAGAATCAGGTCTTGAATAACGCTGTAGGTCTTGCCTGCGCGTCGATGCGCAACAATCACTGCACGACGCTTATTGCGATCATGAAAGGGCAGGAAGGCTTTGCGCGGTTGATAGTCCAGGTGGATGGTCTGAACGGTGTTACTCATCGTCCAGGTCATCCATGTCTACGATGCCTGTATCTAGTGGGGAAGGCGGTAGGTTGTTGATGATCTGCACGACTGCTGGACCTGCTTCATGCTTCTGTGCTTCGGGCAGCATGCGTGCCCATAGCTTGATGAACTCGCCGTAGTTCTCATGCCCGTACTTGATCAGGCGTGGTACGCCGCCAGTTAGATCGAAGGCTGCATGGAAGCAGTCCGCAACGAATTCACGGTCTTTACGCTTGAATACGTAATCCTTTGGAATCTGGGGGAGGTGCTGCTCAAAGATGTCGATAAGGCCGCTTTGTCGAATGTCTTCATCCAGGCTAGACAGCTTGGTAAGCGTCTCCGCACTGACTTCCGCAATCTGGTTGGTTGTCTTGTTCTTGTCGTCCACTTAAATAACCTCGTGGCTCTCAAATGAGCCTTCAGCTATTTATTGGAGTGGCGAAGAAATGAAGCGAGGCGAAAGGCGCAGCTTGCGCATGCAGAACATGAAGCGGTTGCGCAACTTGGGGTTGCCCACTGATTTGTTCAGCGAAGGATTTTGGGAACGGGAAGCGGAAGCCAGAAGGCAAGAACTGCTGTTGCTTGCTGCCTTTGAAGCGTATTGGAAAGCTGGTCAATGGGATGACCTGGCTTTGCCTTGCGCCGCGATCATTGAACGCTGGAAGGCCGAGATTGCAGACCCGCTGCACTTTGCAAGCATTGGCCCTAATCCAAGATGGGTGCCGGTATTAGGTAACGCAGTAGGGGAGTGGCGCAGACATACGGAAGGCGGCTACCGCAAGTCATGGCGCGACTATCGACGTAAGCAGATCGCCAAGAAGCGTGAAGAGCAGGGAAAACCACCGCCTAGGTTCAAGACCTAATGACGCTTTTTGAGCATCGATGTGAGGCAACCTAGTAAACGAGACTCAGATTGTGATACACGATGGGTCAATCGATACGAACTCTTCAAGTTCGATGAAGGGTACTTATGGCGGGTCAGAATGGAGATAATGGAATCCGGTGTGCAGCCCTGCCTGAACAGAAATTCGACTGCTGCCAGCCGAGACTGGCCGACTGCAATGGCGATGGCAACGTCGGTCAAGATGCACTTGTTGTGGTTCGGACGCTCCGCATACATGGCGGCCCCTTGCCAGTTGGTAGGTACTTTTAGTACTACAAGTATGCTCGCGTTTTATCCAATGTTGCGACTGACCTGACACGTATTTCGAGCGATGCTCACCTTAACAACACAAATAAAACTTGTGTAACCTTTTGTTTGCCATGAGATCTGCGACGGCGTACGCTCAAGTTGAGTTACTTGCCAAATGAGAGAATCATGGACACTACTAGTTTGCTCAGCAGCAATAAGGTCAACGAATGCATTCATCGCTTTGAATCTCAGGACGAAGAACTTCGACATTTGCGCTTCAACGTAGAGGCTCATGCGACGCGATTGCTCAAGGCAAGCGGCACTGAACGGGAGTTCGCCTATCAGTTGTATAAGCAATCGATGCGGCATTTGCTTAACTACCTCCAGACGAAAGTTATCGACTAGACTTAGAGTCAATCTCACGTGGAGTGCGTGGTGACCTGGACAATGTACGAGCTTGAGATACGGCAACGATGGAAAGCCAAATCGTGAGGCCGCCGTAGTGCTCCATTTCTTCAAGGCTTTTTATGGAAGTTCGGCATCTGTTAATCGGTAAGTGTTCTGGCGGTCCTGTGCTCCACTTACGCGGAGTGTTGAAGGATCTGATCGAAGAGTAGTGTGCCTGTTGCTCATTAGTCGCCCCTGCTGGTTTCCCTTGCTCAATGGATTTGGCGACAAGCCCGTTTGATAAACGGGCTTTTTTATGCTTCATCTATGAACAAGTCCCCTTGGAGCAACAAAAGCCGCGAAAGCTAGCGATTCGACCGCAACTGGTCAATGATGAATTATCATTGACCAGCTGCAAGAATTGTTGGCCCCATTCGTTCTGCGCTCAATTTGCGCTTCAGATTGACTCCTTCAGTTAGCGGGTGCCAAGCAGGAGATACTATGCCGACGTTTCAATTTGCTGATTGGCCCATCCCTTTGTCAGAAGACCTTCGCATACTGGCGCGGCACGAGGATGACACTGACGAGTTCCGCACCGTCTACAGCATTTAGATGGACGCCTATACTCCGGTTCGCCTTGAACAGATCGAGAGACTTAAAGCTGCCGGTGTACCTGAGATTGCAAGCGTTCATGAAGGCTGACAGTGACCAGGCTGTTTTTTTGATTGATGCCACCTACCGGAAGCTGACTGCAAGCGGGTCTTTAAACTTGATAGATGAATGACTTATGCAACTCTGGCGAATCTTGGTTCTTTACCT